GTCGGCATCGACGTGGAGGTCAAGGCACGCCGCGACCTCAACCTCGTCGGCCTCATGAAGCAGCTCGACGCCCGCGCCAAGGACGGAGTCCTCGGCATCGGCGTGGTACGCCCCGACGGCATGGGCGAGACAACCGTCGGCATGTGGCCTGCGGTCATGTGCCTTGACGACCTCATCGCCCTCCTGCGCGCCGCCGGGTACGGCACACCCTTGGAGGAAACGTGATCACTCTCTGCACTGTCGTGCTCGCCAGCGCCCTAGCCGTATCGCCCGGCGTTACACCCGCGAAGGCGGCGAAGCCGTGCAAGGACCGCGTCGTGGCGTGGATCGACAAGGCAGGCTTCACTGGCATCGAGCGCCGGGTCGCCTGGTCAATTGCCCAAAGAGAGTCCAACGGCAACCCGAACGAGTCGTCCTACCCCGACCTCGGCATCGTCCAACTCAATGCTCCCTCCTGGCAGCACACCAAGTATTGGCCCGCCAACGTCTACGACCCCGTCCAGTCCTTCACTGCCATGCGCCGGATGGTGCGCGACATGAACTGGCAGCCCTGGGGTCTGCACGTCAAGCGCGGCCAGGTCACCTACGACTTCTCCGCCTACGGCGGCTGGTCCTCGTGGCACCACCAGAACTGGATCGTCGAGCCCTTCGAACGTTACTGGGCCCAATTCCCCAAGGCGTGCCGATGAGCTGCGGCGTGTGCCAAGGCAAGGGCTGGAACTACGTCCCCGACGGCGGCGGCTGCGTCGCCCGTGAACCCTGCGACTTTTGTGAGGCGTGGAATGACCTCGTTCAACGTGCGCAACATGCTCGACCCCGTCAAGACCTCCCGCGAGGAGGGACGACTTCAAGGCCGCAAAGAGATGCGGGATCACATCCGCGACCAGTTCGCCACCTTCGCCTCGCGCCACCCCGAGCCAGTAGTGAGTGACGAGCTCTGGACCTTCGTCAACTGGATCGAACGGGAGCCACTGTCATGACCAAACACCAGACCATGCGCGCCTGCGACCGCTGCGGCAAAGAACGCATCGTCCGCGCCGACCGCCGCAACTACTGCCACGAATGCCGCGAGCAAGGCCTACGCCCCATCGCCAACTGGATGGAGCACGGTGCCTGCCGCAACGACCACCACTCCCCCGACTGGTGGTGGCCCGACAACTCAGACCCCGCCAACTCGGCCACCCAACTGGCCCTCAACATTTGCCGCTGCTGCCCCGTCCGCGACCTCTGCCTCGACTACGCCATCCAGCACAAGGAAGAGCACGGCATTTGGGGTGGGCTGCTGCCCGCCGCCCGCCACGCCTACGCCAACCAGCGACGCAGGGCCGTCTGATGCCCGCCCTCATCCCCACCCCCGAGGACCTCGCCCGCATGACCCCCGCCCAACGCGCCAAGATCCGCCGCTTCATCGCCCAGGTCGCCCTCGAGCTCGACGACGCCGCCCGCGACACCGTCGACCTCAAACACGCCGAACGGCAACGCCGCCAACAGAAATGGGGCGAAGCGATCCGCCAACACGCCCGCAACCTCCAAGCACAACTGCCCCCCGAACCCGCCCACATCACCGCCGCCCGCCGCCAAGCCCTCCTCGACAACACCCAATAGGAGCCCGCATGTTCACCCGACCTGCGACCGAGATCCCCCGCGACCGCTGGGGCCGCCCACTCATCGAACCCCCCGACGGCGGCAAACCCATCGGCTACACCCGCGTCAGCACCCTCGCCAAAGCCCTCGACGACAAAACCAGCCTCATGGACTGGAAATGCCGCCAGACCGCCATCGGCCTCGCCCGACGCCCCGACCTCGTCACCAAGAGCGCCGCCGTCGGCGAAGACCGCCGCGCCCTCAACGAAGTCGTCAAGGAAGCACTCGCCGCCGCCGCATCCGACCGGGCCGCCAACGTCGGCACCGCCCTCCACGCCTTCACCGAACGCATCGACGCCGGCGAAACACCCGAAGAGCTCGTCCCCCACACCGACGCCCTCTACCTCGACCTGTGCGCCTACAAAGAAGCCACCCGGCACCTCGGCATGGAAGCCGCCGAACTGTTCATCGTCTGCGACGAACTCCAGGCCGCCGGGTCCTTCGACCGCCTCGTCACCGTCCCCGACGTCGGCATGGTCGTGGCTGACCTCAAGACCGGGCAGCACGAGCCCGACTACCCGCACGGCGTCGCCCAGCAAATCGCCATCTACGCCCACGGCACCCTGTACGACCCTGAGCAGGGCCGCATCGCCGCCCTTGCCGACATCGGTGTGCGCACCGACGTCGGCCTCCTGATCCACCTGCCCGCCGAGCGTGGCATCTGCGACCTGTACCTGATCGACCTCGAGCACGGCTGGCAGCTCGCCCAGGCCGCTGTCGCCGTGCGCGCCGCCTACAAGACCAAGCCCCTCACCAAGTTGGAACCCACCCCTGCGCCTGCACCCGCACGCGCATCCGCCTAGAAGGAGAAACCGCAATGACCGTGTTCGCTGCACCCGCCGCCGGAGGCGGCTCCGACGTCCGCCCCGCCGACCTTGAGGGCCACCTCCTCGTCGTCGAGCCCCTGGAGTACGTCGCATCCATCCCCACGTCGATGGGCGACAAGGACGCCGTCCGCGTCACCATCCACGACATCACCGACACCGCCACCTACGAGGACGTGCTCTGGTTCCCCAAGGTCCTCGTCGGCTCGTTGAAGGGTCGCGTCGGGCAGAAGGTCCTCGCCGTCCTGGGCAAGGGCACCGCCAAGCCCGGCCAGTCCGCGCCCTGGATCTTGGTCGACGCCACCACCGACAACGACTGCGTCCAGGCCGCCACCACCTACCTCGACGCCATCGCCGGCAACCAGTTCACCGAGCCCGAGGTTCAGCAGCTGGCGAAGGACTCCGGCAACCCCGCCCTCGCCGCCGCCCTCGGCAAGTTGGGTGCCCGCAAGTGACCGACGACGTCGCTGGCGAGGTTGTGGACGAGCTGCGCGTGCTGAACGAGCACATGCGCCGTCTCGTTGAAGCCTTGGACTGGTTCAACCTTCTGCAAGACGACCGCAAGCAGTTGGCGCAAGAGGCCAACTAACTAGGCCCCCCACCCTCAACCTGCGCAGGTGAGCAGCCCGTTCGAGCCGGGCGTGGGGACAGCAGCAACACTAAGGAGAAATCGTGACTTTGAGTGCAGCCAACGTTTACGGCGCGGCGTGGCCTCACCATGGCAAGACGAATGGCTATCGGCTTGGTTGTCGCTGCGCTGAGTGTCGCGAAGCTAAACGGCAATCAAACGTCCGAGAAGTCCAGCGCCAACGCATCTGCGAGGACTGTTCCGGCGAGTTTGTTTACGAACATGGGCTGACTGGCCGCAAGCGGTGCGGATCGTGCAACAACCCAGGACGGCTAGCGCGTAGAGCGGAAATTGAGAGAAGTCAACGTCCACGAGTATGCGCTCGATGCGGGACGGCTTATTTCTACTCACGAGAGTCAGCGCACGGCCACAAGTATTGCGGTCAATGCTTGATACTTAGTAAGTGGGAAACCACTCACAAGGTATTGGCACTTGTCTGCCCTAGTTGCGGAGCCAAACACGAGCATCAGAACAAGCAGCAGTTGTGCGCAGACTGCTACTCAATGCTGCCCGCATCACTTTGGCAGACAATGTGGAGGCATCATGTCGACATTGAGCGGTCGTTAGAAGTCGCAGCCAATCCCACTTGCGAGATTTGCGGCGACGATCTGACGAGGATGCTGCCGGATGCAAAGCGTCGTTTGCGTCCGGTACACGCCGTGGATCACGATCACGAGTGCTGCCCAGCCGGGCGCTCATGTGGGAAGTGTGTGCGCGGAGTCATATGCCGGCGATGCAACATCGCTATCGGCTACCTCCGGGACGACTCCGAGTTTGCCCGCCGCTGTGCCATCTACCTGAACAAGTGGAAGTCAAATTCAGAGACGCTGCGCGGAATTGAGGCCTCGTGACCATGCCCGACCCTGCCAGCCCACTCCTCGACGCCGCACGCGCCTGGCACGACGCCGGCTTCTGCGTCATCCCCTCACACGAGGACGGCAGCAAACGGCCCTTCGGGCAATGGAAGAGATACCAGCACAAACGCCCCGACTGGCCCACCCTCGAGCGGTGGCTCCTCACCGGCCGCTTCACCGGAATCGGCCTCATTATGGGCCAAGCCTCCGGCAACACCGAAATGATCGAGCTAGAAGGCCCCGACCTATCCATCAAACTCGGCGCCGTCTTCAACCTTGCCAAACAATGGGACGACACCGACCAGCTCGGCGCCGGAGACCTTCTCTGGCGCGTCTACAACGGCTGCTCAGAAGAATCCGCAGGCGGCGGCCTCCACATCTTCGTCCGCGTCACCGACGGACCCGTCCCCGGCAACACCAAACTCGCCATGGGCGACGACAAAGTCATCGCCGAAACCCGCGGCGAAGGCGGCTTCGTCATCGTCTGGCCCACCCCCGCACGCACCGGCCACCAACCCGACGCCGCCTACATGATGCTCACCGACAGCACACCCGCCGGAGTCGCCCACATCACCACCGAAGAACTCGAGTTTCTCCACCACCTATTCGCCGAAGCCTTCGGCGGCATCCCCGAAACCCCCCAACCCACACAACCCACACAACCCAAAACCACCCCCACAGCCGCACAACCCCCAGGCACCCTCTCCCCCTTCGACGACTACCGGCACCGCACCACCTGGCGCCAAATCCTCGAGCCCGCAGGCTGGACCTACTCCCACAAAGACAGCGATCACGACTACTGGGTCCGGCCCGGCAAAGACCTCCGCGACGGGCACTCCGCCTCCACCATTGAAGACGGGCCTCTTTACCTGTTCTCCACCAGCGTCGCCGGCATGCCCACCGAAATTGGGCTATCTAAAGGCCAGGTGTACGCCCACCTCCACCACGACGGCGACCTCTCCGCCGCCACTCGGCAACTACGCGCCGACGGCTACGGGGATGACCTGACAATCGACATGCCCAGCCTCAGCGAATTCATCGCCAACCCACCCCAACCCGATCCAGACGCCGAGCGCGAGCGGACCAGCTGGTGGCCCCGCGACATCGCCGGAGTAATTAACGGCGCCGATACCGAACCAGACCCAACACACCTCACCCGAGGCGACGGGCCCGCCATGTTCTACTCAGGCCGAGTCAACGGCCTCATTGGAGAATCAGAAAGCGGCAAGACATGGGTCGCCCTACACGCCACCCACCAAGAGCTCGCCCGCGGAGGTCCCGTTGTGTACCTCGACTTTGAAGACAGCGCAGCAGGCATCGTCAACCGCCTCCGCGTCATCGGAGCCAAAGACGACGCCCTAGCCCGCCTCACCTACATCGCCCCCGACGAAACCCTCAGCAACCAAGCGAAGGCAGACCTAGCCGAGACGCTAGTTGCCGCCCGGCCCAGCCTCGTCATCCTTGACGGATTCAACGCCGCCATGACTCTCATGGGCCTAGACATCAACTCCAACAACGACGCCACCCAATTCGCCCAGCAACTCCTCAAGCCCATCGCCGCCACCGGCACCTGCGTGGTCTACGTCGACCACGTCCCCAAATCCCGCGAGGCTCGAGGGAAAGGCGGAATCGGAGCCCAAGCCAAGCGAGCCATGACCACCGGCTGCGCCCTGTCGGTGACCGTAACTGAGCCTTTCGGGCAAGGGCAGGCCGGTCGACTACACCTCACCGTGGACAAGGACCGGCCCGGCCGAGTGCGAGCACACTCCTACGCGGCCAAGCACGCCGGGGACGTCATCCTCACCCCTGACGGCAAGCGCATGAAAATCACCATTCAGCCCAGCGACAGGGGAGCCGACACCGGCGAAGAAGAAGTAAGGGCTCAACGCCAGATCCTTGAATTTGTGCGAACCAACCCAGGCGTCAGCCAAAACAAAATTGAGCAGAACGTCACCGGCAAGGGCGTCACCCTTCGCGGTCGCCTGGACTACCTCGTCCACCTTGGCAAACTTCAAATCACCACCAGCGGCGCAGCGAAGCGCTACCACTTCATTGAAGACCTAGACGTTTTGCCGCCATTTGAGGTCGTTGAGGATGAATAACCAACCTCGTCCCAACCTCGTCCCAACCTCGTCCCCAAGCACATTGGGCCCCCAAAAGGGCAAAACCCGGTTACCTCACGAATCGACCTCGTCCCCTCGTCCCCTGCCTATGCAGGGACGAGGACGAGGACGAGGCGAAAACCTCGTCCCAACCTCGTCCCGCACCAAACACTTCACCGCCCACACCTGCCGCAAATGCTCGGCCATCACCATCTCCGGCACCACCTACGGCCTCCGCGTCGACCTCGAGCCCACCACCCTCGACGACCACACCGAATACGCCGCCCTCCTCGCCGGCATCCCCACCTACGACCTCTGGCCCGACCGCACCGCCCGACGCCGCCACCTCGAAGAAATCAGCCACCCCGAACGCGTACCCCGCCACGCCCACCACACCTGCGGCACCACCTACGGCACTCTCCCCCGCCCCACCCCACCAGCCACCAGCCAAGCCGACCCCACCGGCCCGGCCCCGTTCTAGGAGAACCGTGGACACCAACTGCCTCCTCCCCCACCGCGACCCCAAAAGCGCCGTCGACGGCACCCTCGTCTGCCCCGGCCACATTCGCTGGCTCAGAGAATCCATCGACGACGTCGTCATCACCTACGCCCTCCTCCCTGACTTCTACGAACCAGGCACCGCCATCGACGACGGCCACCAAGTCAAGGGCAAGAGGGTCGATCCACCCGCACCGGTCCGCCTCGACGTCGTCGCCCTCCTCGACCGGCGCACCGTCCAGCGATACCCCGGCGACATCGTCCCCGTCCTCGCCATGCTCGAGGCCTGGGCAGAACTTGTCCGGGACGAACGCCAAATCAAGCCATGCCGCCAGACCACCGTCACCAGCGAAGCCGGCCTCCTACTCGCCCACCTTGACTGGATCATCACCCAGCCCTTCGTCAGCGACCTCGCCCAAGAGATCCGCGAAGTCAAGTCCGCACTGCACTCGGCAATTGGCGACCACGCACCCCGACCCGTCGGCACCTGCCCCGTTATTCACCCCGACATTGGTGAGTGCGGCGGCAAGCTTTATCAGGATCGTTACGGCGGCATGAGTGTCACCTGCCGCAAATGCGGGGAGACTTGGGGCGAGACCGAGTTGCGTCGCCTCGGTCTAATGACGCAGGCCATTTGACAATGGCGTTCGCATCGTTCATTCTGGTCGTGGCGAAGTATGCCTGTACCCGGTTAGCCGACATCGGCTGCCGGGTTCTGTCATTCAAGGGAGAGGACATGGCGCCGCAGACAACCACCCGCGCCAAGCCCGACCCTGCCCAGCCCATCGTCACCGTCGAAGACATCGACGAAGCCCTGGTGTACACCAGCCTTCGTGCGCAGCGCGACGACGACTGGCACCGATGGGCCGACGCCCTCCTCGACCAGCGCAACCGCATCGCCCGGTCCGGCCCACGCCGCGAGACCAGAGTGATGCAACCCAATGAATACCCAGAGCGCTAGTGATCCGCCGACCCTGCCTGGACTGTGGATCGTTGACTAGCAACGCCACACGCTGCGAGCCCTGCCGCCTGACCAAGCAGCGGGCCAGGGAGCGGGGGCCACGCCCTCACTACGCAGGCGACTACCCCAAGCGGGCGAGGCAAGTCAGGCAGGCGCCGGGCCCGTGCTGGATCTGTGGGATAGACACCCTCAAGCCTGGCGATATCTGGACGGCTGACCATCTGCTTCCAGGTGACCCGGCCAGCCCGCTCGCTAAGGCTCACCGGTCGTGCAACTCGTCAAGGGGGGCCCGCCCCATCCCCCTGGGATAGACCGGGACCGGGTCGAAATGTGCCCGGATGCGAAAAGTATTTACCCGCCCCGTATGCATACAAATAACGCCGCAAAATTCGGCTTTGGATTTGGAGGTTGTGCGGTGGCTACCCGCGGTCGACCTCCGAAGCCCGTCGAGCAGCATCGCCGCACTGGCACGTTCGACGCCTCGCGCCACAATCGTGGCGCCTTGGTTGCGGTTGAGCCCGTGTCCTTGGAGCCGTTCCAGCGCCAGGCCGCCGACCTGTTCGCCGACATCATGCAGGCGGGCTCGGCTTGGTTTGCCCGCACCGATGGAGTGCAGCTGGCGATGCTGCGCGAGTCGCTCGAGGAGCGTGAGCGTCTGCTTCCGGTGGCGGAGTCGTCGACCGAGGCCCGCAAGCAGCTGCGCGAACTCAACCGTGAGATCGCTGACTGGCTGACTCAACTGGGTTTCAACCCGACCGCTCGAGCCCGCCTCGGGTTGGCCGAGGTGAAGGCCGCTTCGACGCTGGAGAAGTTGCAGGCGAAGCGCACCAAGTAGACGGAGCCTCCTGCGCATGGCACCTCGAAAGATCAAGGGCTGGCCGCCGGCCATCCTGACTCCTGTCCCGGCTGCGGATATCAAGCGCGGCGACGGCCCGTTGGTTACTGAGTTCATTGAGGCCTTGTGCCCTCAGGTCAAGGACTCGGTGGGTGGCCGGGCTGGTGAGCCTTTGCTGCTGCGTCCTTGGCAGCGCAAACTCATGGACAACCTGTTTGCCCGTCGGGCCGATGCGAGATATCGGCACCGGGTAGGTGTCGTTGGGTTAGCCCGCAAAAACGGGAAAAGCGCATTGGGCTCCGGCATCGCCCTCTATGGCCTGTTTATGGGTCCTCGAGGCGGCGAGGTTTACTCGTGCGCGGCTGACCGGGACCAGGCGCGCATCGTGTTCGGCGCTGCCAAGCAGATGGTGGAGATGTCCCCGGAGTTGGCCGAGCAGGCGAAACTGTATCGGGACGCCATTGAGATCCCGGCGACGGGCTCGGTGTACCGGGTGCTTTCCTCCGAGGCGTTTACCAAGGAAGGCCTGTCGCCGACTCTGGTCGTTTATGACGAGCTGCACGCCGCGCCGAACCGTGAACTCTGGGACGTGATGACGCTGGCGCAGGCCGCACGCTACGACGCCTTGACTCTGGCTATCACGACTGCTGGGGTGCGAACGGACTCCACCGGGCAGGACTCGGTCTGTTATGGCCTGTACCAGTACGCGCAGCGGGTCGAGGCCGGCGAGGTTGAGGACCCGTCGTTCTTTGGCGCTTGGTGGCAGGCGGACCCGGACTGCGACCACCGCGACCCGAAGAATTGGCAGATCGCCAACCCTGGCTACGGCGACATCCAAGACCCCGAGGATTTTGAGTCCTCGGTGAAGCGGACCCCGGAGGCGGAGTTCCGCACCAAGCGCACCAACGTGTTCGTGTCCTCGCAGCAGGCTTGGCTGCCGCACGGCTCTTGGGACGAGCTGCCGGAGATGTCGCCAGTGGATGACGGCACCCCGGTCGTGCTCGGCTTTGACGGTTCGTTCTCGGGTGACACGACCGCGATTGTCGGCGTGACGATTGAGGAGACCCCGCGCGTCTGGCTGGTCGATATGTGGGAGAAGCAGCC